TCTTTATTCTTTAGCGATTATAAAGATACTCATTTTCTGTGAGATATACAAACTTCAGAGCCTTTTTTATTTCAAAATTACGTTAAATCACGCTTGTGAATTTTCACTTGCGAAACTTTAGTTATTTATTAGTTCCGTGTGTGGAATCGAACCACAATGGAAAGCCTATCTTTACACGAAAACCGACTATCTAAGTTGTCATCTTGCGTTTAACGTTTTCTTCTTAACGTGCCATAATACTGTATGCCACACATGTTTGCCGTGTTATCTCACGCCTTATGATTTTTCGTCTTCACTAAGGTTTGACGGTGGGATAATGAGCACCCCTTTCCGTGCTGTCTGCTTATACGTTCACAGGCCAAACGACAAGTTCGAGTTCTTGCGACTGAGTTTAGGTATTCTCCTTCCGATTTCTCTTTCAGTCATTTTTAGACGGATGGCTCAAAGGAACTTCTAACGAAAATCTGTACCGTATTCTACGTAGTATTGCGCCGTGTGCGGTCTCGCTCCGCTTGCCTTTCAATCGGTCGCGGCTGTATCTTGTCTTCCAGTTATCTTCTCTCTTTTGTACAGTCATACAAAACAAAATCCATAGATGAATAATTTTTTGCATATTGGGGTACAGGTGCTAAAAATGTAGCATACACGAACCTTGCTTCTAATAAGCTTTTATCATATTTTTTCTTTTTCACTATGTCTTTTGCTTCCAAAAACATTCCTCCAAGAGTTGTGCTTTTTAGTATTATCTTTTCAACACATATGTCATAAGTTAGACATAAAGTACCTTCTGTTATCATGATTGTATGTTTTTAAGTTAACATTAGCGGATAATGGTATGTTTATAAACGCACCTGTAAATCTGTTGGTTTGATATTATCACCATCTTTTCGTGCTATTTCAATAGCTTCTTCAACACTGTGAGTTTTTACATATCCAAACTTTCCATGCTTATGACTGTAGTAAGTGTAGACTGTATAATTTTTCTTTTTCATAATCGTTTGTGCTTATTTGTCCAAATTTTCTACCAGATACTTGATTTCGCTGTCCGACAATTCGATGTTTTGAGAATGTTTGAATTTGATTATCTCCTTGATTCCTATAACTTCTTCCACAGCTTGATAGGCCATAGCGTCCGTGTCGTTGCCTTTATCGAGAGCAGCAATTATGTTATGCGCGAAAATTGTAATCATATCTTTTGCTGCTGTTTTAACGTTTTCTACTTCTTTGCGCAAAACCTCAGTTTCTTTGTTAAAAGTGCAACCGCACTCAATAGCAAAATCATTCTTTATATTCTCGCACATCTGGTCGATGTCTGCTCCAAACTTCTGTGCAAAGTATGTATCACCTTTAAGTGATTGTAATACTTTAATTTCTTCTTGTTTTGTCATTGTTGTATCTCCTATATTAGTTGTTTATTAATTTTTACACCGCAAAGTTAATATTTTATCTTCGAACAACCAAGTAATTCTTAGTTTATTTCTCTGTATTAAGAATAATTTAGAGGTTTACCTATTAGTAGAAATAAATATAAAATATAATAGTACTAATATCAACAAAAATACCTACCTTTGCATTCAAATCTAAAGCTTATGACACAAATCTACAACATGAACACGAATGACATACGTAGTCTTGCTTACGAGTACATAAGGCAAGGAATACCGAGCAGGGCAATACAATGCTTTGAGCGGTTGCTGTGGCTCGGAAGTTTACGACGGCGTGAATATTTACGAATGGCGGCAATGTGCATATGTCACGGGAATAAAATAAGAGCCAAACATATCATAAACAGATATAGCACTATTTTTAAATGAGCATAATAAAAATGAAAACAAAAACAAGTGTTACCACATTAGTATTTGCCTTTATGGCGATGTTGAGCATTTCTTGCTCCAACGACAATGATTCAATTACAGAAAATAAAAAATTAGAAAACACCAGTTGGGAACCCGTAAAATTCAATTTTCATAATGCCGATAACGTTGCGGTCGATAAAGTTGAAGAAAACTCCATTATACTAACAAAAATAGGAGAGCTACAAGGATTGGAGTATACTGAAGAATCAAACACAAACACACAAGATTGGTTCTGGAATTTATGTGAAATAGAAAAACATGGCTGCGACTCTGTTATGACTGCGTCATTTAGTTCTGACAAATGTCTTTTCCATGTAAAAGTGTCTCGTTCGAGAGCAAAAGCAAAACTCACAAAAACAGAGAAACTTTACAAGTTTACAGAAGGATCGTATGTTGTAAGAATCGGATACAGCAATTATTACGAAGGAGTTTCTGTTAACAGCTACGGGGTCTACAGGGCTGATGGAACACTTTTTATACCTCTCGATGGCAAGGGAAGCGTTGTGTACGAAACCGATTATTCATATACGGACAAACATGTTTATGATGAAGATATGGAGGAATACACAATCGCGGCAGACTATCAAATATCAAACGACCAAATAACGTTTACTTACGACAAAAACGGGCAAAGAGAAACATTTAATGGCTTATTGTCTCAAGATGGACAAAATATCACAATTGACTATAATCCAATAGTAAATTCTGTCAAGTCTTTAAAAAAATAAAAGAAATCAAACATATCACGATGCCCTTAAAAGAAGTGTTCGACGATGAAATCTTTTTTATACAAGATTAAGAGTGAGGCATAACAACCTCACTCTATTTTTTATTCCTGCGCCTCTAAAGCTTCTTTAAGCGCATCTTTTATACCATTGTGCAAAAAATGCTTTGTAAGATACAGCACGTTATATCCTTTGTCCTCAACATACTTGCCATATACCATACCAGCAACAACAATAACGGTGTAACCCTGCGGAGCTACGACACCGGGTTTTGACGCATATTCCTCCAATGCTTTTTGTACTTGCGCCTGACCGCCTTTTACTTTGTCAGGCTCGGGAATATTACCTATAAAAGAGTTGAGTAGCTTACCGTCTTTGAACACAGCAAATGATATGGAGTTTTTAAGATTTGCCGTTTGGTCTTGGTAGCCTTTATTGTCTTTTGAAAAAGTCACAGCTTCTTCGCCAAGCTGTGCGAGTAACTGATCCAAAACGTTCTCCACGGCCTGTTTTTTCTCCATAAGCCTTTTCTTTAAGGCTTCTATACCTTTTATTTGTATTTCTGCTTTTGCCATACGCTATTGATTAGAATCCCTATTAACTGCTATTTGTACAGCACAAGGTCGCTGACATACGCCCATTGCTCCAGCCCTTTGCCATCATACATAGAGTAGTCCATGAACCACCACTTGTATACACCCGATTGCATCGCTCGACGTGTAGCGAGTCGGAAACCGCTTGTTGTGCGAAGCAAACACCACTCGCCGTCGTTGGGCAACTCGGTGTTGGCATCATGCCATATAGTTTGTAAGTACTGTTTAATACCGGCAATAAAGGACGAGCGCAAATCATCGCGAGTAAACTTGCACTCGTCCGCATCGCCACTGAAAAGATTAAGCGGATAGTCTTGTGCCCATGCACAGCCCTTATCAACACAATCTTTTCGTGAAAGCATATCAACATGCACTGTTGTTGTTTTCTTTTTTCTTGGCATTTACGTATTCTTTAAGTACACAAGCACCATCTTCAAGCAAAGTATATCGTTCACGCTGCTCAGCAGACATTGCATCGTATGCAGCACGGCTTGCCTTCTTTATATTATCTTGACTGTATAGCGTTTTAAAGAACGCATCAAAAGTTGCCTTTATAGCCTTGTTCTTTACGATGTTGTCCCGATACGTGTTACGGTCTTCGCCCATAATGTTTTCAAGCATCATTTCAATAGACTTTAACGCCCGTACAGGGAACATCGGTGCAAAGCAACTACGGACATCAATATGCCTTATCTCCTGTATTCGCTTGAATATATGTTCAAAAGTGTCGCTTGACATACATATAAGGTTTTGGACTACTATCATCAAGGCACAAAGACCAGGTCTGCCCACACCAAGGTTTGCTAACTTTTTGGATATCTGCTCATGTAGCCTTTTCAAGATAGGTGTTGTCATGTCGTATAACTGGTTGGCATACTCGTTGCAATAATCAGGTTCAGAACTTTGTTCTACTGTCTTTATTATGCTGCGTAGAGAACGCTGTGCATCTCGAAAAAGCTTCTTAGTCTTAAACTTAAATAACCCTTTCTTGCGTAAATAGTCCTCCATATAGATAAGCCAGTTGTCCGTTATCAAATACTCCGTGTATGAGAACTGAAACACCGACACCTTGCCAATGTTTAGCGTTTCTTGTATATATTCAGTATCAACAGACTGGTCGGCATACACTTTATGAATGCTGCCAAAAGACTCTACATTATAACATTTTATTGGATTTTGCATATTTTATTCTGATATATTGTTTTGTTGCCGATACTCATTAACAGCATTTGTAAAGTAAGGCGAAAATGCAAGTTCTTTGATATATTCGTCGATTGATGTAACGGTTGTGCTATTGTCACCACGCTCCCAACTACTGACATAGAACATCCAACACTTCGTAACATACACCTCCTGCTGTGAGTTGTTGAATGGATTAAAAGCCGTTGTTTTCTCAATAATAATGTGAAGCTTGCGGTCGTTAGACCACAATTCATAGCCTCCCGCCGTTTTGATAGCGTATGCAGCTTTATTATTCGATTTTATAAAATATTCTTTTTGCGACATTGAGTATCTCTTTTATTTACATTTACTTCATTGATATTACTTTTAGCCATCGCTCGATTGCAAGTGCAGATTCATCAAATGAGCGACAAACTATATATTCAAAACCAAGAGCGCAGACCTTTCTCTGAAATTCATATTGTTTCTCAGACAGTCTGCCATCGGGCGTTTTTACTTCGAGGAACAACACATTATGCTCGGCTATTATGATAAGGTCGGAGAATCCGGCAAGAATCCCCTCACGCTTCATTATCGTTGCTTCTTTCGCATTACGAAAGCCGCCATTAGGAATAGCAGCTATTATATACCGTGGGTATTGCAAGCGAAACCATTGTACGACAGCTTGTTGAATGCCAGACTCGACGTGCCGAGGTTTGGCACGCTGATTGTGCTTCAATAGGAGAAGCTGCCATTTACTCAAATTCTGCGTCATTTTTTTTGCTAATTGCATCATCCACAGTAGAACGCCATTGCCTCCATTCTTCTTCTGTGCGCATCCATTGAAGACATGGTCTTTTTTCAGGCATTGTCAAAGCTGATATAAGACCAAGCATTTCGTCAAAGCCTAAATGGTCGCTATGTTTATCACCCTGCCAAACATCGAAACCATAATCACCATCTTTTTTTATTACAATATCTTCCATTTGTTACATCCATTTTGTCCAACGTTTTTGCTCAATTGGACGATAATAAATCTTACACTTGTCGTTCTCAAATACACCATTATTTCTTGATATGGCATTCATTATTGCACCACGTCCAACACCTAACACGTCTTTTCCATATTCAGCGACAAGCTGGAATGAAGAAGTATATGCTCTTTCTATCTTTGAACCTTTAAGTTGCAATACAAGCACCCTTTTTCTCTGCTTCCTTCTGTCTTTCATCTCTACTTCACCTCGCTTTCTATTTGTTTCTGTGACTCGCGTATTAACAAATCTATGATTTTAACGATTACTTCTCTATTGCTTATGCCATGAATGCCGTTTGTGGCTTTTAACTCCACACAGTACACAAGTTCTTCCTTGCGTAGCTTGCGGTACTGAGCATTCAATTCTTTTATATGTTCTATTTTCTCCATTGCTTTTAGTTTATGCATGTGCTGACATTTCGTATTGTACAGCACATGCTTCGTTTACTTTACAGCAACACAAGGTCTGCGACATGTGTTCCGGCAGGAATAATGAGATTGTCCATACGAGTGCCAAACTGAGTTTGTCGTAGTATGTTTACCTCTTCGCATACATTGACAACAACGTTTACTTTGCTGCTACCAGTAATTATTGACATTGGCACAACAAAAGAAGATGTAAGGCGTTTGTTTTCCTCTACAAGCAAACCATTCATGGCATTGTCTTGTGTAGATGTAATGATTGCGTCTCCAAAACCTGCTATGTTAATAACAGTCGGCACAATAACGCCACCTTTATGCAAAGGAACATCCTCACTTGCTATAAGAGGTATTATACGTGGTTTATTCGCCTCTTTCTCTTCTTGAGACTTTGATTCCTTGTTGTCTTCACTTTGTGCATCCTGTACCTCGTCCTCTAATGTTTCCATTGGCGGAACAAACTGAGGTGCGTCGTTTTCTGTAGGTTTTTCTGTTTTTTTGTATCTTCCCATATTTTATTTTTTAAAAAGGTAAATCACTATCATCCACGGGCTGTGCAAATGGAGCATCACAAGTTGCAGCCGAATTAACTGGAGTGTTGTCAAATGGTTTCATGCCTCCGAGGATTGGCATTGCGTCTAATTGATCCTTTGTCATGCTCTCACGTACTTCTTTCGGCAAAGACTGCTTTACAAGGTGCGTTTGGTCATATTTGGATTCACGCAAGGCAAAAGCATTCAAATCCAAATAGACAGCCTTAGGAGTGCCATCAGCATTTGCGCTAACAAAAAGATGATTCTCTTCAATAGGTACAACAAGACAACGTTTTGTTCCCGTGCGTCCTTTAATGCTCATAACACCAGCATTCTGGTATTTTAGAGCATTCAGTTTGATTCCATAGTTTTCTTTTTCCATTTCAATATTTTATTTGTTAACCTTTTAATCTATCCAAGAATGACACATGACATTTACCATTAATCAATTGAAATTTAAACTCCAACATATCATCATCTGATAAATCACCCACATCATTAATAACAAGAGTAGGAAAATCGTACATACGAGCAAATCCTTTTTCTTCAATGTGTGCATCGAAATTTCCAGGTTTTAAATTCTGTGTATCGCAGAAAAAATAATCCAAGCTCTCGATAACATGGCAGTTTATCCATTTCTTATCTTTTAGATAACCGGTATCTACGAGTTCGTAATGCAATTTAGCATTGTCTGCCATTATCGCCTTAACCCTCTTTATTTCTTCGTCGATGCCTTTCTCTAACAATTTGCTTGTGACGAGTGCAGCACTATTCCGCGTCTTGAAGTATTCACGCTGTGCATCTCGCATTTGGCTTACCTTATGAAAGAATGTTTTTTTATCCATTATCATACTTTTTAAGTTCTTCAATAAGTACGTTAGCGTATCTAACAGCTTCCCTCGCATTACCCTCCAAACTTTGGTACTCAAACTCAATGCCTGGGTCTGTGCTGCGCCTTTCGTTCCCTTCGTCCATATAGATAGCGCAAAGCATATCCTTAGCAATCTCATATCTACGCTGCTCCCAATCTATCGGCTTATGAGTGGTGACTGCCGTACAGTTACGCTTATCTCTTGTTAGTTTTGCCACACATTCCTTGCAACGTCCTTTGTAGGACTTTGAGAAAGCGGACAGTGACAAAGTTCGTCCGCATATCTCACACGTTTTCATTTCCATTTTACATTGCTTAATATTTTTTGTACCTTTCTATAAACACACTGGCTGCTCCTTTTGCGACATCAGCAAGATACTCTGCTTCTGTCTTGCCTTTGAGTGAGGCGATATTTTGTACTGTGCCACGGAAACATCTGACATTATCTATATCTGTATTATAAGCGACCATCATTTTTGAAAACATATCCTTAGCAAGGTCGTATTCGCGTTGCTCCCAATCAATCGGATCATGTTGAAGTTGCTCACAAATAGAATCAAGGTCTTTTATATAAGCCCACCGTTCTATGTGTTTATCAAAATATGTTGGGGATTGTAAACGGCTTTCTACCCAACTTTTATCTCGAACCAACTTATAAGAATTATGGTCTTTCCATTTAAAGATATAGCTATCTTTTCCGTTAGGAATTTCCGTGGCTGTATGCCAAATCTTTATTGTTTCCATATTTCCATTCAATTTTAAATTAGTCTCGGAATAAGGATTCGAACCTATATTCACACCGTGCATTTACAGGCTGCTCACACGATTAACTATTCTAACATTTTAACATTTATGGCTGTCAATCCTACAACGGAAAACTTTGCAACCTACCGTCCCTTGACGGATGAATTATTCCGAGTTATAAAATGCCCTACCGCCGTAGGGCTTACGAACTAAAAACTTTATTTTATACCAATTATAGAAGAACGTCTCACGACGTGACAGAAAAAACAAATTGTTTTACAATATATGATTGTATAAAAAATCCACCATAGCCAAATTCTGTGAGAGAATCATTGGCTGGTCGAGCGTTGCCGACTTGTACATGTCCGTAGCGGCATTGTAGAAATCCCACGCTGTCACCTTGCCTTTGCTATTATATGCAAGCATCATCTTTTCTGTTATGCGCCCTATTTGTGCTTGGTTGAGCGGTATAGTGTTGTTGTTGCGTATGCATTTGTGCTTTGTCTCCGAAGCTACGCGTAATGATGTAAGCATACCTATGATTGTGAACATTTCTTGTGCGCTAATCTCGCGACGTTTCATTTTCTCAATTCGTTCATCGTCGCTTTCTGCGATACCTCGCAGATTATCGAGCCAACTCGCCACCTTATCAAGCATTTCGCTAATGGAAATGCCGGGAGTCTTACCATCTTTATACGTAGCAGCATATTGCTCACGGTTGAGCATTGTCTGGTTATGACATATCACCACATTGCGTCCGATACCAACTTGCAAACCTTTCTGATGATACGAGATAGCAAGATTTGTTGTTATGGCATCATCACCCTCACCTTTATCAAGGTCGTATAAGCGAATATTGCAATACACGCGTCGTAAGATATGTGCTTCTATGGCACGTTCTCCAAACTTTTCTTCCTTCTGTGGAAGACGACTCACACCAGGCGCTCTTCGGTCTTTGTTGTTGGCAGCGAACAAATCCCATATCTCGGCACGATAGCCACGTTCGGCGCACATTTCCTGTATCTGCTGTATAAGCTGAAAATGATAAATGCCCAGCAACGGATTTCCGTTGTAGTCGTTTTCTTTCTCCGTGCGTGCGAGCTGTTCAAGCGTCAGCGTCTGAACCTTGCTTATGTCGAAGTCGAGGAACTGACGGTCGTTACCACCTGCTACTTCAATCTCTGTTGTAGAATCAGCGACCAAGTTGTTAGATGTTGCTACATTCATTGTTGAATACATTGTTGTTTCCATTTTAATTTGTTGTTACGTTAAACTTGTTTATGATTAAAGTGTTTCCACGTTTTCTGTGTGAAAGAACTCCTCGTCCACTTGCGTGTACATTGGAAGCATTGTTTTGCCGTACAGCCACTTTGGCATGACACACTCATTTAAATCTTCCGACACGTTGCTTGGCTTCACGATGATTTTGTTTTCCGGAACCCAAACTTTCTGATTTTGTCCCTCTCCAAAAGAGAACATTTGCGCTTTTGGTGTTTTGATATCCATCATTGCCTTCGGGCAACGAAAACGCACCATTGTTGTTGTAATCTCCATTGTTGTATCTTTTGTTTTTGTTAATAAAATACCCACATAGCCACGTACATAACCGCTATGATTGCGCAAGAACACACTATAGTAATCTTGGCTTCTTTTACTTGTTCTTCATCCCAATTGTGGGGGTCCATGTAATCTGTCATATTCGTTTGTTTTGTAGCGAGACATTGTACCTCGCTGTGTTATTTCTCACAGATGATTGTCTCGCCGTTGTCCGTTACCTCAGAAAGGTATCCGGAAGAAATTCGATTAAAGAGCTTCATTGCAAACCCTTTGTTTGTTGTGTGACGAGCTTCGTCAGTCTGCTTGTTGTAAATGCAATAAATCATAACTGTATCTCCTTTTAAATTATTTATTAGTTTTCACGTCGCAAAATTAATATTTTATCTTCATATAGCAAAATGTTTCTTAGTTTATTTCTCTGTTTTAATAAAGTTTAATATTAAAAACAGCCTCTATACTAATATTTGTATTAATTTTGTGGCATCAAAAAAGGTTGACAATAAAAAGAATGGATTTCCCAATCCAAAAGGAGCAGGGTTAAATATAACATATGCCTCTCATTGCACACATTGTCAACTTAGTGCAACGAGAGGCTATTTTTTTAACGTATGGTAAAAAAGTTAAGATACAGCATCGCAAACAGCCTTTTCAGAGACAAGCAATCTCTGAAAGCTATTGCGTTTGTACTTTTCTTTTATCATAAATACAGTCAAAACGTCCTGAAAAAATGGACATATAACAAATTGTCAAATATAACGGGCATACATGCGTACACAATAAAGAAACGCATTGCGACATTACATAGGCTCGGATATGTTGATTTCGAAGGATCGTCGCTTGTTTTTCGTTCAGTCGTTTCAAAGCACATCGAACGAAACATTAATATCACAGATATTTGTTATGACACACTTAAAGATGTAGAAAAATCATTATACGCCATTCTTTTGTGCATAATTCAATCCCGCAAGAACTTTTGTAGACGTACCATTCTACAGGCTCGCGAATCAAGACGCGCTGATGTTGTCAAAAAGGCTCGCACCATTAAAAGGAGGTATGGCTATGGGGAGACCTATTGCGAGAAGGGGTTATCGTACAAAAGAATTGCGCGAAAATATGGAGTTTCGTTAAAAACAGCATTTGAATATGTAAAATATGCGGTAGAAAAAGGCTTTGTTGCTTTACAAAACCACTTTTTTTCTACTTTTATGCATGGAGTGAACAGATATCCTGTTCCTGGTTTCAGATTCACTACTCGTAACTATGCTTATAACGTTGCAGCTAATACATACTCCATTACAAGTAATATATTCTCTTTAATGACTCCTCGTGCTTCACACGGGGCGCATAATGCATGGTTATATTAGATTATAAAAAGTGTAGACTATATGAAAAATTCAACAAAGCTCGAAAAAGTTAAGAAATGGCTTGATGAAAACGGCATCAAATGGAAAGCTCGTCGTCGTCATCGTAATGGACATAGCGACTGCTTCATTATTGACACGAAGGTCTCCATTAAAATCGAGGGTGCAGACGATGATATTTTCTATCGCCGTCACAAGCGTGGCTATCATCCTGTGTTTATTCGCAAAGCGGACACGCCAAAGTTCGTTATCGAAAAGGTCGCAAACACCATACGCGACGCTATGATTAAACAGCAAGACTATTATTTAAAGCAGCAAAGAAGAAAGGAGGTTTTGAAAAATGAAAAAAGAAATAAGTAAAGAAGTTTATTGCGGTGAATGTCCATTTTTTAAAAACGAGGATATAGACGGATATGGTCATTGTAATATAGGCAAGAGAGAAGGACATTGTAGTGATTTGTGTCGATATTTTACGTATATCATGTCCAGAAAAGAAACGCTTCGTTTGTTACATTATTGCCAAAAATGGAGACGAGGTGCTAATATCACAATGCCACCACCAACATTGTTTGGATGGGCTATTGACAACGCTATGCGCATTATCCGTAATCTTAAATAAACAACAATGAAGCCAAGCAAAGCATTGATTAATAGGCTGCGTCAAGACCTTATGTCAAAGACAAGCGACGCAGAAAAAGCTGCGATACGCAACTGTGAGCTACTTGGATACAAAGTCGTAAGGCAGCAGCCTGTGACGACAGGGCGCAAGCTATACTTCGCAGATATTTACATTCCGTCATTGAAGCTGATTATCGAGGTAGATGGTGGTTATCATTATGCAAATTCTCAAAAAAGAAAAGACAGCAACCGCTCGTCAGGTATTTGGCGCATGGGATATCACGTTGTAAGACTAAGCAACCACGATGCTCGCAACATAAACAAAGTAAAGGCGAAAATTGAACTCATAAAAAACAAACTCAATGAAAAATAGGAAGATAAGAAACAAAGACAACGTAAGGTCATTGCGTCCAGATCCTCGTCATTGGACACGGAAACAGCACAGCAATTCGTGGAAAGCAAAAGTAGCCTACGAAAGCGAAGAAACGGCGGCAGATTTTCTTGAGCAGAATCCTAAGCTGAAAGCATTAGGTTATAAAATATACCTTTGTCCTATCTGTTCAAAGTGGCATTGTGGACATTTGAAATAAACTATTATGGAAAGATTAAAATACACTATTGAGTTGGCTGACAATGGAGTGGTAGTGCGAGGCGACGATACATCGTTGGACGTTACCGAACAAAAAAGAAATGAAGACGCTCGTGCTTACGTTGACAGAGCATTGTCTAAAATTATGGTTATTGTGCGTGAAATGCTCTTGGATCCACAAGCGTATAATCTAAAAAACAAAAACAAAGATGATTTCAATATTAAAATAGAAGTATACTAAATGGAACAGATTAAAATTGAATTGTGTGGTGGCAAAATGCCTGAAAAAGCACACGCAACAGATGCAGCATTTGACGTTTTCACAAGAGAAGACGTAGAACTTGTCCCTTATTTGCGAACGGCAATACCTCTCGGCTTTAAAATACAGCTACCGCCGCACCTCGCTGCCGTGATACAACCACGAAGCGGAATGTCGTTGAAAGGCATGGCTTGCAAGGTGAGAACAGAAAATGGAAGCATTGATGCTCGAATTGATGCGGACGTGCTTGTCGGTCTTGTTGACTGTGGTTATACCGGTGAAGTGTGCGCCCTTTTACGTGTCGGCTGTGGTTCAACGCCTGAGCTGTGTAGCAGAGGTAATCATGGCGTTTTTATTCCTGCTGGCACGAAGATAGCTCAAATGCGCATTGTTCAAGTTCCAGAAGTGGAGTTAGAAATAGGTACTATCAACAAAGACACCGAACGAGGCGAACACGGATTTAATTCTACTGGCACACATTAATACATATATTAGGAATACTAATATTAAAATATACTAAAAATATTAGTATTCCTAATATTTTCTTTGTTGTTTAAAATATAATTATTAATTTTGCGATATAGAAATTAATAAAACAATTAATCAAAGGAGATACAACAATGACAACAGAAATTTTAAACAAGGAAATTGTAAATTACATTATCAACGATGTAGAGTTGACAATTAAACGTTTGGGCATCAACGTACAGTTGTCTATCGAACAGTGTGAGGATTACAATCACGATAAGTTTGACAAATTAATCAGCACAAGTTTCCAAACAATGCCTATGCTTTTTAAGGAAATTCATATTGAAGGTAATATTTACGTAATAGCAAATAAGACAGAAGAAGACTGTTGCAAGGTGGTGATTAATCTTGATGTAAGATATACACATTTTGATGGAGGTACAAATGGACATGAACTCGGTAGGATTATTTATATAGCAGATAAATCTTACAATGGCACAGACACGAAACATATAAATATGTATGTTGACAAAGTAAAACCTCTTGCAATTTAAGAACAAAACAAAGCGAGGTGTATCAGCCTCGCTATAATATAAAAACAACGTAATATAGGAGATACAACAATGAACACAATTAGAACTTTTATTCCGTCTGACAGCGTTGCAAGCTTTAAAAAGTTTGCAAACAAAACCCAAAAGAATGTAGAAGGCTTTTCTTACACCATTAGCGAGCCTTACATGAAGGTGTTTTTGCATCCTGTTATAGAGAATAATGGAATGCGAGGCAAAGCGATGAAGGTCTTTCACGAAGTATGCGACCTTGAAGTTAATATGCCCGAAGAAAACGGTTGGAAACTTGTATGTACATTTAAGGACGGCTCGTTTACACCCGTTGACGCTTCAAAAGAACTTGTTTTTAAAAATCCTGCTCACGGACAAGATTACAACAAGTGTGATGTATGTGGACATTGGTGCAAAAATTCTTACGTGATAGAGAACATTGAAACAGGCGAGGAATTGCAAGTTGGTTGCGAATGCGTAAAGAAGTTTGGTATCAAGAGTTTTGATTACCTATCAAAGTTTACGGACGAGTTGCACAAACTCTATGACTACAGCATGTCTTACTCAACAGACAATGACGAGTTAAAAATGTGGGGTGGCAACCCGAACGCTATTTACAAAAATGCTTTCAAGAAAGCTGATTTGATAATGTCGGCAAAAGCAGAATATGACAAATGTCCTATATATAAGAAGGCTTATCGCGAAAGAGACACATACTATCGCTCTCCTACATTGACTAATATCGAAACAATACTTTGTGGCGAACAATTCAACGTCAACAATGAGTACGTTAACAAAGTATGTGAATACGCTTTAAGCAAGCCTATCGACGGAGATTTTGTTGAAAAAACACACAGACTTGCAAACGATTTTTATGCCTATATAGATGAAGCGGTATATGCTTTCTTTATGGTCAAGAACTACGAGGATAGCTTGAAGGCAGAAACAAAGCTTGAAACTGGCACTCCTGTAAAGGTTGAAGGCAAAATTATTCAAACACGCACAGAAGAATCGTATTTTGGACCTATGACGATTAATATCATACTTACCGACAATGGCGTAGAATGTGAGCGTATAGGCAAAATTCCAACTGTAGAAAGAGATAACATTAAGCGCACATCTTTCTATTCTACTGTTAAAGGCATTTATCACGGTAAGATTAGCCTTGATAGAACTACAAAGAACCCCAAGAAGGGTGTACAGTATATCAATATCTAAACCTGATAAAAAAGTTTGCAAGATTAATAATTTCTTTAGTCTTGCAAAACTTAAACTAATTATACGCTAATAATCAATTAAATAACAAAAAATAAACGTAAAAAGGTTTGGCACATTACAGAAGAATTTATAATTTTGTGGCGTTCAAAAAATCTTAGTTGGTTGAGGTTAGCGGCTCTTCCAACATTGGGAGGGCATTTTTTATGCTCGACTTTCTTGGAAATACGACATAGGCGTATTGCCCCTCGTATACATTGTAATGGTGTATGCGTCCCATTCAGCTAAGAGGGATTGAACAGAGGGTAGCAGTACGCCCTTTATGTGTCTGCTTAGTTTTACGTTCAAAAAATCTTAGCAAAATGAACGAATTAAAAATTATCAACAAATCAACTTTCCTTGACAAGGAAATTGATGTATGGGGTACAGTAGAACAGCCATTGTTTCGGGCAAAGGATGTCGCTTCCTGGTTAGGAATTAAAAATGTTCCTGACCTTGTAAAAAGAATTGACAATGAAGAGGTGCATAGGTTAAACCTATGCGGCTTACAAGGAGAAACATGGTTCTTAACCGAAGATGGATTGTATGAATTGCTCATGCAATCGCGCAAGCCAATCGCCAAACAATTCAAGAAAGGTGTAAAGAAAATCCTTCACGAAATCCGCACCAAAGGAGGTTACATTGCTACAAACGAAAATGACAGCGACGAGGATATTATGGCTCGTGCCTACGTTATCGCTCAGAGAACACTTGCACGGCGTGAGGAACGTATCAGGCAACTTGAAACACAAACCGAACAGCAAGCAGAAACTATCAACTTGCAAAAGAAAGAATTGACCGTAGCAGCACCTAAAGCTGAATACTACGACAAAACACTTGCGTCAACAACTTGCATAACAACAACGCAAGTTGCCGACGACTTGCACATTACGGCACGCACACTCAACGCAAAGCTAAAGGATATAGGCATAATTTACTCACAATCGGGACAATGGCACTTAAAGATGCCTTATAAAAGTTGGAACTTGGCAGGTACACGCACCTACAACTATCAGTCAAGCAATGGTGAAATATCAACCAGTACAACCCTTGTATGGAATCAGCGTGGCAAACGCTTTATTATTGCGCTTTACAACAACGATTTTAATGTAAAGCGAGCCATTGCTGAATTAGCAGGAGACAACAAAAACAAGTAACACGAACCATTTAAATCAGAGAAAATTATGAACGACAATAAATCAACAAATAACAGCGAGGTAGTATTCACAGTGAGCAACACAACCTCGGACATGCTTTGTCTTCTTCGGGATTGCATGAAATTGCAAGAGCGGGCCATAAGCCTGTTTGAAGACAAAGAAGAAGGAGAAAACGTGATTAATGCAACAATTGCGACTGTTCGTGCGCTCCGTGACGCTATAGCTGTCAACATAGAGCAAAACATTGAAAACTTGGATAACGCTACGATATAAACAGGCTTGTAGAAGCTTGTAAATAACAAATTATCACGGGTTACAACGCTAACAAACGCGCTGTGACCCGTTTTATTTTGCGTCTGTCGCAATATCTTTACGCCGATATAAACTTATATATCAGCATGTGAAAACGCCAAGCAAGCCAAAGAAAAACACGCTAAATCAAAATTGTTTACACAGCCTTTTTAATTTTCTTTACGCGCATTTGTTTATAATGTAATTTTGTTGTCAGATAAAAATATCCATTAACGTTTAAACAGAATTACACTATGGCAATAAAAGAAAAAGTGCTTGCTTCTTGCAAAACGTCATTCGCGAAGTACGGTTTGAAGAAGGATGAACTTTCAAAGCTGGTAGACCAGATTATCGCAGGTCGTGGCCTAACAGATGAGTCAACAGACGAGGACGTTACCAAAGCTATTACGGCAGTCGAACCTTATGTCGGCATGATGCAATCGTCATTTAACCGAGCAGTCAGTGAGATAGAAGCGAAGTACAAAGGATGGGTAAAACCGATAGACCCTCCAGTACCACCCACGCCTCCGACACCTCCGACTTCTCCAACGGACACACCGCTTACAATGGATGCTGTGGCGAAAATGATTGCCGCGTCAAAAGAAGAGCAGCAGAAAGCTATTTCAGAAGCCGTTGCTGCCGCTCTCGCACCTTACAAAGAACGAGAGGAAAAGACAAGATTGTCAACCTTGCTGCAAGGCAACGAAAAGCTGAAGGATGTTCCAGAAGTATTCCGTTCCCGTTACACGCTCGACAAAGAAGAAAACCTTGACAATGTCGTTGAGCAGATTACAAACGATTACACCGCGTTGAAGCAGTCTTTGGTTGCAAGCGGCACATTCGTAACAGCTCCGACAACAAGTACACCTCAGACCGAGCAGCAGGATTTTATCAAGCGCATGGAGGGTTTTGCCGAGCGCAATGCTCCTAAGCCCGATGGTGCTGCAAAGTAAATCAAAGTAAAATTTAAAAATTAGTAAAGTATGGCTTATAAAGGAATGTACCTCAAAAAGAGTGTGCCTACCGACATCAAGGAAGGTTCTTGGTGGGAAGAGCAGTGCGTCGTAAGACAGGGCGGCTATGACCTTGACCAAAGCAATCTTCCAGCCGAACTCAAATGGCTACCCAAGGGCACTGTTGTCAAGCTTGGCACGGGTGGTAAGGCTGTGGCTGTAAAGAGTGCAAAAGTTACGGAAAAAGCGGATGCTGCCACAAAGACAGTGAAACTCGCACCCGGTTCTCTCTTTAAAGAGGGTGACACCATTGGCGGTAAGAAAATCTCTTCTATCGCAAGAAGCGCGACACTCGACACCGTGACGCTTTCAGCAGGACTCGAAGCTGCAATCAATGCAGACGATATTGTTACTGACTACAACAAGGATTCGGACGTGCTCCTTGGCTTTACCTACGCAACAAAGGAGCTTGACAAGGACGCTTCACAACAGGTTGAGCCTACGCTCCGAGTTATGGAGGTCGAGGAAGCATCACTACCCTATCCTGTCAACGCAGACATCAAGGCTGGTTTGAACGCCAATGGTATCGCATTGTTTAAGATTCAGTAACAAGCAGGTATTATTAATAGGATAACAATAACAAAAAATATAGAAAAGGTATGAATAGTATTCTCAAACAGCTATTAGACCCGAAGTCTTTTCAGACCTATATTGACGAGAACATGAAGACCTCGACATACAAGGCTTTGTGGAAAAACGAGATTAAGCAGGTGGACTATTGCGCAGCTAAGGTTTATCAGGCTAATCTTGCGGAGTACACTGCTGCTATGGTCGGTTCTGTTATCGCCAAGAATGCTGCGAAACCGGTACACCACATGCCCGATTTCGGTCAGTTGACAGGTTCTATCGGTCGCATGGGTGACGAGTGGGAGCTTGACAACGAATATCTTGACCAGATGCATCAGCTCGAAGGTCGTTATCGTGATGTGGCTGGACGTAACTATACACAGGCGCAGCTCAATGCCCAGTACGATAAGCTTATCAAATATTCTTTCCGTCCATTCGAACGTGCTGTCATTGCGCCTCACAAGCGTCTTGACATGCTCTACTACGAGGGACTCTACACGGGCAAGCAGACTGTCTCTCGTACCAACAACGCAAAGGCAAATGTGTCTTACACCTTTGACCTCGGCATTAAGCAGCTAACTGTTTCTACGAATTGGGGAGACGAAAATGCGACTCCAATTGCCGACATTAAGATGCTTAAGGACGAGGCGAAGAAGAAGGGTCGCAAGATTCAGAAGCTTCGTATGTCCGAAAACACATTCTACAAGATGTGCAAGGCAAAGGAAATCAAGGACACGTTCAAGCTTAACCTCGGTACTGTACAGTTAAATCCTGCCGTGCCGATGCTTACGGTAGACCAGATAAACACTTATCTGCGTTCCGTTCTGCTGCCTGTAATACAGATTGATGAAGACCAGTTTGTAACCCTCGCCGACGGCTCTACTGTCAACCTTATCGTTGATGACCGAGTAATCGCACAGTGTGCTGATAATGTTGCTGTGATGAAGATTTCAGACCCCTTGGAGCTAAAGGATCCAATTCCTAACGTCTCATATTCTTCTCACGACGACAATCTCGTAGGCTACTGGCGTGACAATACAGGCTATCATGTCAACTACGATATGTGGGCACAGCCCGTTTTTAACGGCTTGAACGACCTCTATATTCTTAAGACGACCAAGTAAAGGTGGTCTTGGAAATCTCTAAATGTAGTAAGTTGTAACATTAAGACAAGGACAGCATGACAATCTCAGAAGCTATCGCAAGCGAAATTCAGCCCTTCTCTACTTCTGATGAAGCAATAGAGAAGATGTTTATCGACGCAGCCGATAAATACACCATCACAGCAAGTGTTGATGATGCATATTCTGTGTCTGTAAAAAAGCCCGTAGCCTATGCTGCAATGCGTATTCTTTACAAGATGCGTGTGCTTTCAAGCGAGAATGTGGGTGGCATATCACAAGGCTACAAAGCTAAGAATAGCTTGATTGACGATATGATTAAGTCTATTGCCAAGGATGCCGGATTGGATGCTGACCTTGTGCTTAATAGTGATTCGGATGATTATTGGTTGAGAAGTTCTAAAGTGTGGTAAGGAGGAGAAAGCATGAATTTTGAGGACAAGATGCAAATTCAGCTTAAAATCTATAATGTTGGGTATGTACAAATAGGCGAACAATTCTACGATATGGACGATAATGGTAATCCAAATTTTGACATGCTCAACGAGAATGCTGGCAGCGGCTATGACGAGGATGGAAATCCTATTGAGGCAACTGCAACGCGTTTTTATGATTTTGGCAAGTGTATTATACTCCCAAACACAAGCGCAAGGTCGATAACATTGGCAGATGGTTCGCAATATGCTTATTCGTATGAGGTGATAACTCCTCTGTCAAAGGCAAAATACAAGATGCTGCCTCGCGAAGGCGATAAGGTATTCATAACCAAGAAAGACGGTACTATCAACAAAGAATTGGAAGTAAAAGGATTTGTGACATTCAAACGTCGCTATCTTAAATTATGGTTGTAAAACTTATATGCAAAACGTATGATGTTAGGGGATGACGCTGTAAGTGCGATGTACAGGCTTTTAAGGAAGGAGAGCAAAAATATCGGCATAAATGAGCTTGGGATTTTTAAATACGAAATTCCCAAAAAATCAAGCTTAAATGAATATGTCGTTATTAACCATCTGCCTTTTGTTCAGCAAGATACAATAAACGAGGGCGTTGTAAATGTAAATATACACGTTAAGAGAACAGCCAGTGACGAACCGAACACACGAAGATTAAAGACCATAACAAAGAACATCCTCGTATTTTTTAAAGATAACACATATCTTGATGGCGCGTATTTTGAATTTTATTCTGATTCGCGACCTACACCCGATAACGATAACACTTATTACATTAATTTAAAATTCAACGTAACTTATAACAATTTAAAAGACTAAGATATGGCAAAAAATGGAAAAAACGGTGTGTATGGCATAGGCGAATTTGCCATTGCCGATCCTGCGGCAAATGGTGCTTATCCTACCAGTTTCCCGTTTAAGTTCAAAGCTATCGTTTCCGGTTCGTTGACGTTTAATGACAGCGCACCATCCACCAATGACGTGGAGATTGAGGATTCGGAAGACCCATATGCAGAGCTTCCTTCGTCAGCGGCAACAAAAGGCTTTACTGTACAGACTTACGACTTGTCACCTGAGACATTCAAAGCGATTCTTGGCTATACTTCCACCGACAATAAATGGAATAACGAGCAACCAACTGAGACAGAATGTTACAAAGCTGTACAAATCAAGACCAAGGCGTTCGACGATATTCCGGCAAAGGTGTTTCAGTGGTCAAAGATGAAGCTTACCGTCACTCGCTCAGGTTCTATCAGCAAAACAGGATTACCCAACCTTAATATTGTGTTCCGTCAGATGGGTGTGTTTGACGCAGAAGGCAACAAGGTTAGTGGACATCGTTGGGCTAAGCTCGAAGACGTTAAAACCGAAATAGACAAAGAAACCGGTGACGTTTAATGATACGGATTTCTTTATTTAATACAAGCGGTGAGGTAAGGGCATAACCCAAGCCGCACCGCTTTTTAATTTTTATAACTATGAAAACAGCAGACAAAAAACGTACGGCAGAAACCTTAAAGGAAAAGCCTGTAAAAATAAAAGTTGGTTGGCTTAGTTTTAAAATAAAGCCTCTTACACTTATGCAGATATACGAAATGTCGGTTTTTGCTAACGATATAAAGAAGCCATCGTGGAAAGATGGCGACAAGATAAATATCATTGGTGAAACTATAGCACATGGCAACGATGCACGCCTTATGTGCGAGGTGTTTATAGTGTGTGCTTTTCGCAAGGCTTGGAAACGATACATGTTTGGACGATATATACGTAAGCATCTTAACATCTACGCATTCAACGAGCTTGTGAAATTTATCAGTCTGTCTTTTAACGCAAATTTTTTCTTAACCTCTATAACTTTCCTCACCCAAGCAGTAGTGATGACGGAGCCACAAACGATTCCCCATGGGCAGCAGTCGGAGCAGTGATGAAATATTTCCGTATGAGTTACGAGGAGGTCGTATTTAATCGCTCATACTTAAACATTATGCTTCTTAATCGTTCCATTCCTACATGGGATAACGACAAAGGCAGCAATAGTGTTAACACTAACACAGTCAACACAACTAACCGTCAATCAATTAACAAGTCAGTACACGCCTCAGACTTTTTTATGGATATGATGGGATAATATATATACAATATGGCAGCAGACGAAATACTTGGCATAAGTGGACAGTTGGATATTAATGACATTCAGCAGTCTTTTGATAAGTTGATAAATGACCTGAATTTACTTGGAGTAAAGACGGATGAAATTAGCTCTAAGATGACTAAGGCATTGAATGAAATTGCTCAAAGTTCGGCTTCTGATAGCGAGAAGACAAAGCAATCCGTGCAGACCTTAAAGCAGGGTATCGAAGAAATTAACAAATCACTCGCCGACACGCCCGAAGCATTAAAGAAACTTGCATCGGAGGCTCAGACTGCGGAAGCAACCATCGATAAGCTTAAAAAAAGATTATCAGAAACAACCGAAGGTTCTCAGAAATGGAATGAGATTAATGAGCAGTTAAAATCTCAGCAGAGCTTAGTAGAGAAACTTAACGACGAATATTTATCAATGTTGGGTACATTCGGCAGTACTCAGCAGTATGTTGGTACTCTCAATGCTGCTATTGATGCCCTGAATGCCGGTCGGTCTATATCAACGGCAGCAACTGGCGCAAATGCGACTGTTCACGCTGGAGCGGCAGCAGCCGTAGGTACTGAAAGCGTGGCACACGGTGCAAATGCAGAAAAGATAGGAGAAGAAACACAGGCTGTAAAAGACAGCACGCAAGCGTATCAAAAAGCAGCCGAAGCAAGCCAACAGCGAGCCGAAACAGCAAACGCCGAGGCAGCGGCACTTGACAAGCTGACGGAGCGTGTCTTGCAAGGCAAAATTAGCGAAAACGAATATATAAAAGCAAAGGAGAGCGCCGAAGAACGTTATCGTCAGTTAATGGACGAGCAGACGAATTTGCTTGAAAAGGAGAAAAAAGCAAGAGAAGAGGCATCTACTTTTAAGGTCGTTGACGGCAATATTGTCGATAGCAACAACGCTCTTAACGCACAGGCAGCGGATGCACTTTTAGAACGTGCTAACAAGCTGAAAAACGAAGCGAATGAAATTGCAAGCAGCTTGCAGCGACTTTCAGAAGCGTACACTTCTACAGCGCAAAAAGCAGAAGCTGAACAAAAGCGAGAAACTGAAAGCACAAACAAAACACTTGATGCGATACGAGCTAAAGAAGATGAGTTAAAGAAACTCAACGAGCAGTTGGAACAAATGGAGGCTCACCATGCAAACGGTTGGGGAGGCGACTTTATTACATCTATGCGTAAGGGTGAAAATCCATTTGCAACCATTAAAGAGTATTTTGCCGAGGGTGACGCAATCAAGGAAAAGCAACAGCAAATCGCCGAAGTTACGGCAGAGTTAGGAAGATTACGCACAGCATCCGAGGAAGTAAAAGCATCCACAGCTGATATATGGAGTGGAATGTCAAAAGAAGACATCCACACAATCATACAGGAAGACATAAATCAACTGAAAATACTTAAAAGCGAGTATTCCGAAATTGTGCAGACTTATGGCAAGAACAGCGACAAAGCGGAAGAAAACAAGCGAAAGCAAGAGGAAATAACACGAGAAATAATACAAGGCAAGGAGAAATTGCGCGAAATGGGTACGTCCTATGAAGATGTAGCCAAAACGGCAAAAAAGACAGCTGAAAACACAAAAAAAATTGGTGAAAATGCCCAAAAGTCAGGAAAGAATATAACTGGATTATTTGGCAAGGCACAAGGCGTATTTTCCAACCTGAGTAATGGTAATTTTTCAGGACTTTTAGGTATGGTCGGCAAGGCTGGCATATATGGTGCAGTCGCTGTCGCTATTGGCAAATCTGTGCAATGGTTATCACAACAGGCAGAATCTCTGCGTGCTGCGATGGTGCCATTGAAGACATATCTGGATGATGGTACACTGGAGGAATTACGCCGTCAGTTTGTCGAAATTGAATACTCAAGTAGTCACAGCGCTGAAGAAATGGCGGCAGCTGGTACACGTTGGGTAAAATACTTTGAAGGTTTGCGAGACAATGCACACGCAATAGCAGAGGTTACAAAAAATTCAAATGATTTAGCAACCGTACTCGGCACTACTTCCGATAAAGCAGCCGAATATCAACTAAAAATTGCCGGAGCATATCATCAGTCGGCACTTGAAGCAACACACAACAACGCAATAATAATAAATGCGTCTAAACAATCAACGGCAACGTATGAAGAAATGGCGCAAACACTGGCGTCAACAGCTAACAGAGCACAAAATGCTGGTATTTCATTAAAAGAACTTGCAGCAGCAGCAGCTTATGGTAAAAGAACATTTGGAAGTGCAAATGAAGCGGCATCTTCTTATGTTATGATGATGACGCGACTTTCTACACAAGCAAAAAATGAATATAATCCAGCGGTCGTAGGTGCAACAAAGGCACTTTCTAATTTGGCAAAATCGCAAGAACTCAATGACACGTTAACATCCCTATTAGGAAAAAGGCAAGCATCACTCGCTAAAGTATTTGTGCAAAACGCCGCCGCTATAACAAAAATGAGAGACGGTTTAGACAATGAGGCGAGTGCAGCGGCAACCGTGGCAGCGGCAGAAGGCAAGATGGTAAACGTGGAAAAACGATTGCAAAATGCCAAAAAAGCACTGGCACATGAGGTAAATGCGAACTTAACCCCAGCATATGCCTCGTTTGTTGAATACTGTACATACTTTGCGAAAACAATAGGACAGGTTACGAATGCTATAAAAAAGGGTATAAAACCTGTTGTAGATTATATTGCAAGTAGTATAGCCTCACTGGACAAAAAATTAGGAAATAGTCGGTTTTCTGCATTGTTAGGAAAAGGTTTGAAGGGTATAAGTTATATCGCAAGCCCTTTGATGGCGATGACTACAGAAAACATGATGAATGATAAAAGACGAGAATCACGGCAAGAACATCTAAAGCAAATATATAATGAAGAATTAAAAAAAGCGGGCGAGCAATCGCCTGGCAAAGCTTACTTAAAGGCGGCAAAGAGAATCGCCAACAACGGCTTGATATCGAAAGAGGATAAAAAATACTTGCAGTCGTTAATGTCAGACACAAGAACGCTCGCCAATTCAAAGCCAACGGACCAAGGGCTTGCGATAGGTGAGCAAAATGCTATTAAGGACAAGAACGGACAAAACAAGCTAAAGCAATTGCAAGAACAGCAACGCAAATTCCGTGAAGAAGAGGCTAAACGGGAAGCAAAGGACCTTGCTGCAAGCGAAAAAACAAAATGGGACTTGTATGTGGCCGAAAAAGAAGCGGGCATTTCGCGACTTGAAAGCGCAAGTGAGAAAGAAGTGGCTCAACACAAACTCGATTACGAGAAACAGAAACACGCAATAGAAGAAGAGCAAAAGAGCCTTTTAAAAGCGAATATTGCAGCTGCTGAGCAAGCATATAACAAAAACCCCCAAAACAAGAATAGTGAGGGTTTCTATGCCAGTGGATTGGACAAAAAGGTAACACTCACAAGCGACCAGAAGGCACTTATTAACGCAAAATACGAAGCTTTGGAAGCACAGGAGAACGCTTACGATTTGGCACAATTAAAGAAGAAGACACAAAGCCTTTATGACTACTTGAAGGAATACGGCACTTTCAAGGAGCAACAGCTTGCAATCGCTAAAGAATATGATGAAAAGATAAGGGAGGCAGAAGCACAGGGTGACACCTACAAGGTAAAGACCTTGCAGGCGGAAAAAGCGAAGCAAGTCGGAACTGTTAAAGCTAACGAGATAGAAAGCAAAATTGACTATGCAAAGGTATTCGGCGAATTTGGCGTAATACTCGAAGACCAAATGACCGACATTTTGAAAACAATGAAGGATTTTTCAAAAACCGATACCTTCAAAGCAAAGCCACTTACAGAGCAAAAGGACTTTCTTTCCCGTATGAATGAGTTGTCCAATCAGTACGGCACAAGCAAATGGGAAGATATTAATTTCTCACAACTTGGCAAACTGATTGATGACTACAATCAGAAATTGGAGAAAAGAAATAAAGCAGAAGAAAAACTCAATGAGTCAAGTAAGAAGTTAGCAGAAGCACAAGAAGCCTATGAAAAGGCAATGAAGAGCGGCAATGAAATACAAATACTTGATGCAACTGGAAATCTCGATATTGCACAGAAAAAGAACGACAGCAACAGGCAAGCATTAGCAAATGCTGATGCCGACCTCGTCGGAGCACAAAGCAACGTTACCGACTCAGCACAGAAACTTAGCAGTACTTTGACCTCACTTGATGCACTTCTTCAGAATATGAAAAGCGGCTCAATTTCGAGTGTTTGGGACTCATTTGTGGATTTTGACAAAAAGGTTAATGGTGGTAAGGCGACACAGGCAGTTACGGACACTATAGGAAAACTGCTCGGCAAAGCATTTGAAGGTAAAACGGACTTGGTGTCCCAGATTATCGGAGCGGTTTTAAATTTGTTAGATGTAATTGCAGAACAAGGAATAGGCGGAATAGTTGGAGGATTAATTGACTCAGTGCTAAGTGCTGTAAATGGTTTGCTTGACAATATCTTGAGCGGAGACTTCCTTAAACAGATTGGAGGTTCACTTGTAAACGGAATAGGTGGTATTCTTGACACTATTACCGGTAGACTCGGATCTATTCTTTCCTTTGGTGCACTTTCTTCAAAGGGCATATCCTCATGGTTTACAAATTCAAATGCCGAGAAAGTTGAGAAAGCAATTAATAAACTATCAGACAGAAACGAGAGCTTGCAACAATCAATAGAGGACTTGAACGACACGATGAAAAATTCAAGTGGAGTAAAGTCAGTGGAAGCGTACAAAGAAGCTTATAAACTTCAAGAAGAGCAAAACGAGAATTACAAGAAGATAGCACAAGAGCAAGCTGGCTATCACGGTGCTCATCACTCTTGGAATTATTATTGGAAGGGTTTTTCAGATGACGAGATAGAACGAATAAAAAAGATTACAGGCAATAAGGAATTTAGCGGCAATCTATGGGACTTAACACCCGAGGAAATGAAGAAGCTTCGTGGTGGTGCGATTGACATCTGGGAAAAAATCAAAGACACTGGCAAGGGAGGTTATGGAGACAGACTTGCTAAAAAGTTGGATGATTATATCGACCAAGCCGATAAATTGCAAGACCTCACAGACCGCATAAACGAGAGCTTGACACAAATATCTTTTTCTTCCATGAGGGACGACTTTATCTCAAAGCTTATGGATATGCAAAGCACAGCAGAGGATTTTTCCGAAAACTTTGCTGAAATGATGCAAAAAGCGGTTCTACGATATGGCCTGGAAAACCTGATTAATACAGACCTTAAAGGATTGTATGAGAAATGGGGAAAGAAGATGCAAGAAGGACAGCTCTCAGAAGACGATATTAATAAATTTAAGGAAGAATATGACAAGATAGTTCAGAAAGGCATTGAAGAAAGAGATTATTGGGCACAGATTACGGGCTACGCCTCACAATCGCAGCAGACGGCAACAGCTAAGGGAATTGAAGCAATTACAGCAGACCAAGCAAGTAGTCTTGTTGGTATTGGTTATGCTATACAAAGTGCCGTTGAGCTGGGTAACGCAACACGTACACAAATAAGTGTTGACATAAGCGTTATGCGCAACTATGCGGAAACAGTGGCAACGAACATGTCCGAAATGAGAGATATTCAATATGAAGGACTTGGGCAGTTGCAGCAGATAGTAAAAAACACTGCTCCTATAATCCTTATTCGCGAAGACATTGCAAGTATGTATAAAATTATGAAAGACAGGTATTAACATGAGAAATCAAGCTTTTATTAAATTAGTCAACGAGCAAGATGATGCTTATGTCGACATTGGCACGTTTGGAGTAACGCTTACAAGGGGATGGCGAGAAGCTTTGTTAACCCCTGCTCCAGTCAAAAGTTATGTAACAAACGACAGTCGCTTAGAACATGGCACGGCAATTATCGCATCTGCAAAGTATGCAAAGAAAGACAAACGCGATGTGAGTATTTCTTTTCTTCTTGAGGGTACAACAGAAAGTGACTATCTCGAAAAATATGAAAAGTTCTTATCCAAGATAGCCTATAATGGGGAGATTTGTCTAAAAGTACCATGTCTAAAACGTGTCTTCAAAGTTGTTTACACACAATGTTCCAAATATGGAGACTATGGATTGAAAAAAGGTAACTTTACACTCAGATTAACAGAAAACAACCCAAACGATAGAGAAACGTTATGATTAATATATACAACATAGACGGCAGTGTGCTGATGCAAGTGCCTGTAACAAAAGAAGCAAAACGAGAAGAGGAATTGTCAAAATCTGATTACATTTCTCTTTCGTTTAATGCTGCCGTCAAAGTTGTATTACCTGTTGGCGCATACATCGAATACACATATTACATTGACGATGTACGCACAGTTACTCGTCAGTTTCTTTTGCTTGAGCCATACAAGCCAACACAATCAAGCGAAATGTCGTGGAAGTACACGCCTGAATTTCAGCACCCCAAAATGGCGTTAAGTAAAAAAATATTCTACATAACGACTAAAAACTCTCAAAATGAGGTTATAAAGCAGACAAACTGGAGCTTCGTTGGTGTGCTGTCTACGTTGATGGGGAAAATATGTGATTTTCTTAATAACGACCTTAAATTTGGTAATTGCGGATGGAAAGCTCAGACAACAAATACATTGCCAAATGCAATAAATGTATCTTTTACAGACAATGACGTTTTGTCGGCATTAACATCTATTGCCAATGCTGTGGGTGAAAACTGTGAATATCATATTGATTACGACAACGAAATTATATATTTTGGCAAAGTTACGATTGGTGATACGCCATTAAATTTAGTGGTTGGGGAAAATGTTGGTGTACCGTCAATATCTGAGAGTAAAGAGAATTATTATAACGCTTTCACGGTTTTTGGCAGCACTCGCAATATAACACAAACAAACAGTAAAGGAGAAAATATCTCGTCCAGTGATATACGTCTGCAATTAGAAGCAGGAAATGGATCTATTGATGTTGACGGCAAAAACTACAACTACGACATAGATAGTTTCTCTACGATAGACCTTAGACAAAACAAACAAACAGAACCCTTATTTACCAAGGTGCTGAATTTTTCTGACGTTTTCCCTTCTTTGGATACATACGTGTATAATGTACGAGGACGAAAGAAATATGTATTAGACAGTACAACAAACCAAAAGATACCGCTTACGTACAATGCAGACGGTTCTGTTGCAACATACAAGACTTTTACTGTATGGTATATGCGGCTTGCTTATTGTACAACGGAAAAAGTTAATGACAAGACACCGGTAAATACCACCAACGACAACGGTACAACGCATTATTGGTATGACTTTGAAGTTACCGATGATTTGATTATTGCCGAAAAAAAACTGTCATGCTCGTTTGAGCCAAACTTTAATGCAAATGCGTTGTCTACACCTTTGGCAGGACGTGGCACTAATGGGGAATACGTAGGTTTTGAACTTAATTATCATAAAAACAGTTCATCCAGCCATGAATCCGATGATGTGTCAACGACTAAATTCAACATTCTTGCAGGAGATTACGAAATTATTTATCAACAAGATAACAATGTCATTGTACCAACGAATGCCGACGAGCAACTTATTCCGCATGGAGAATCATTGCCGTCGTTAAAGTGTAACATCACTGTATTGTATAATATAGCTATGTCTGACGTGTATAAAACAGATGCGCAAACAAGGTTATTAAACAAAGCAAAAGCAGAGATAATACGATTAATGTCCGATTTGAACAATTATACATTCAAATCCTACCCACAGGTTTTTGAACGTAAAAATCCACATCTGCAAATTGGACAAAACGTAATGTATAATGACGGACAAGGGTACAAACTCAACACGCGAATTTTAAAATTATCAACTAATATTGATTTTGATTTTATCCAAGAAATCACAATCGGTAATCAGACGATAAAAGGAACAATAACTCAGCTAAAAGAGGATGTACAATCAATTATTACTAATGGAAATAATGCAAGCAATGGATATACTGTTGCACAGATAAATGATATTATAGCCAAATATGGCTTACGATATTTTCTTTCCAAGCTCCATCCGGATATTGCGCAGAAGGTGATAACCTTTATGGAGGGCTTGAAACTGGGCAAAGAGGGGAAGATGGGACTGACGGGCGAAGGTGCGGCTACGCTGAGTACGGTTGTTGTGGACGAGGTGCGTGACCCTAAGAGCACCGAGCAAGACCGCGTGATTGTCGGTGCGCAAGGCTTTGACCTTTACATGGGCAAGGACGGCAAGAGCCACCTTTACATTGACTACTTGACGACAAGGACGAAATTCTTTGCTGCGGGTGCGGAGGTGAGAAAGGTGAGCTATTCGGGCGGCACTACACTCTTCTCAAACGCTGGCAGCACAATAATGAAGGTGGCGCACGTACTGGATGATGCAGGAGTGGGTATCGGCTACAAATGCTATGCTGCTGCTGATGACGGCACGACACGAACGGCTAACTGGTGGCACGTGGGCATGATGGCACTGTGCCAGACCTTTAACGTGAAGGCAGGAGAATCAGAAAATCTTGCTAACAGATATTACTGGCGTCTTGTGGTGGGCACGGGGCAGGAGACGCTGGAGGACGGCAAGCTGTATGACTACGTGATACTGTCAAACAAAAGGACGTTCAAGGGCAGCGAGGCTTGCGTGCCGGTGACATCACAAAAGGTGATAGGCGCTGACGGCAAGGCGTTAGTGTTCGGCGATGTGATGATACAGGTGACCACAACGGGCGAGAAGCAGAGCTTGGCGGCGGTGTTCGAGGAGCAGGAGGGCAAGACTACTGACGACGGCAACAACGTCATAGCAAACCGCATGTTCTTCGGCTACGAGCCAGCCGCAGACGGAGGAGAGCCTGACGTGCCGCAGCCCTACGACGTGATAGTACAGGCAGGAGACCAGATTCAGTGGAACCGCTTCGGCAACCTCATAAAGCTGACGACTTCGACGGAGGACGGAAGCGACGGGAATGCTCCGGCATCGTCAATGTATCATGCCATGGGTGCGCCTTACAAGACTGGAGACACGGTGAATCCGTACCAATGGAAGACGCTGACCTCATTAGACTCTCCTCTCCTTGTGCTCAAGAATGCAAAGAACTTCAAGTTCTTCACCGATGACAACCCTGACAATATCATCGACCCTGTGACGGTGACGTACGACCTTGTACCATCCTCGGAATATATCATCCGCAAGCCGAACTCACAGACGGCGACTCCGAACGACATTACCTTCACGCTTCGCAAGCGCACGGGCAACGTGTCGGAAGCGATGAAGGACGGATATGTGCTGACGGCAGACTACACTACCACGGACGGCGCAAGCAAGAGTGGCGTGGCGATAAACCGCCTGTCTGACATTGGCGTAAGCTTCTACCTCCTCGCTTCGGTGACGGTACGGGCAACTGTCAAGGCGGACAACACCACCGTAACGCTGACACTTCCGATTCTTTCCGACGGCGCGAAAGGCGATACGGGCACAAGCTTTAAGGTGCTCGGCTACGCTCTTGCCCATGCCAAGACATACGCGGAGCTACAGCAGATAACGCCTACGGACGGCGGTCTGTACCTTGTGGACGACACAACGGGCATGGAAGGCGGCGGAAAGAAGCCCTGCGTGGTGCAATGGAAGAACGGCAAGTATGTCGTATGCGACTCAAACGACGGCGACTCGTATAAGATAGGCGAAATGCTCTGGACAAATACTGGAACCTACTGGCTTGACATCGGCAGCGTGAAGGGAGAGGGTGTGGTGATATCGGACATGAGCGTGACGTACGCCATCTCTGACAGCGCTACGGTGACACCTACGGAATGGCAGTCGGCCATCATCGCCGCCACCGACGCGAAGCCCTATCTTTGGACGAGGACAACGGTGACCTACAAGGATTCGGAGGGAGAGCATACGACGGTGTCATACGCCATAGCCTACAAGGGCAAGGACGGCGACAAGGGAGACCCCGGAGCAAACGGCAATGACGCGGTGGAGTTTATCGTCAAGAACGCTCCTCTTGTGTTTGATACAGACGAGAACGGCGTGGTATCGGCAAGTGTCAGCAAGACTGCCACCATACAAGTGATGCGTTCCGGTAAGAACATCACATCGGAGGTGAGAAATCTTTTCCCAAGCAACAGCAACATAGGATGCGGAAAACCGACGCTGACAAAGCAGGAGGACGGCATAGGCGTGACGATATCGGGGGCTTCGATAAACAAAGACAGTACGCTCGGTGTGAGTGTGACGAGCGGATACGTTATCGTGTATATGACTATCGGAGGTACGCTGTACTCTCAGCAGATACCCTTTATGGTGAACGTGGCGAAGTTTACGGGCGCTATATCGGCTGACAACAAGAAGCTGCGGACGGACTATACGGAGCTGACGAACCGTGTTGGCACTGTGGAGACGGACGTAAACGGCATCCCTATCAAGACACAGGGAGAGCTGACGAAATACACCTCGACCATTGAGCAGACGGCCCGTGAAATATCGCTGAAGGTGAGCACTGCCGTCGTCGAGCGACGCAACCTTCTTCCCGGTTCTGCCTTCCGCAAGCAGAATGAGGGATGCGGCTTTATGAAGGCAAAGATTCTTTGCAGTCAGAAGTTTGAAGGTACAAATATAGCCTTGGCGGACAAACCACAGGCAGGAGGTCTCTGTTGGGGCGGTGGTTACTCGCGCAACATACACGTCACGAAAGGCAAACGATATACGCTGACGTTTATGGCGCGTGTTCTATCCGGTTCTGCTGATGTTTTGTGTGAGATACGATGGGAAAAATCCGCCACAGACGGTTCTCATCCTGCGGGATATGCCGGTCCTGCGGGTAGCGCAAATCTTGGTGTTGAAAAAATACAATCCGCGGAGGGTTGGCATCTTTATCAGCGTTCGTTCACCGTCCCCGCCAATGCCGCGTATGAATGGGTTGCGGTATGGTGTATTAAGAGCAACAGCTCAACAGCGAATCAGCAGGTCTGCTTTGCACTCCCCATACTCATAGAGGGCGACGCAAAGGATTATGTCTGCTGGGGCCTGTCGCCTGATGACTATAACTATATAGGCGGCAACCTACTTGACAACACACGCACGTTTACCAAAGGCGGCAATCTGACACGAATGGACGCTTCGGTGGTTAGCAATGTATCGTATAACAACGGCTGTTCCGTCATTTACGCTAACGCTGCGTCCAAGTTCATAGAGATGGCGCAGTGGAGTGTTGCTCCTTTTATCAAGAAAGACGAGGACTATATGTTTTCGTTCGTAGCGAAGGGTAGCGGTACTCTCAGTGTGTTCATGTGGAATGGCTCTAATCTAAGCATATTCGCCGAGGACAGCGAAAGCGCCACAACGAAGACCGACGTCGATGGTGCACGTAGCTTCAATCTTACAAGCGACTGGAAGCGTTATTGGGTGCATTGGCGTTCAGAGGGCACGGGATTACCTAACTACGCTCTTATACGCTGCGTGCAAGGCAGCAAGGCGTGGGTGACAATTCCGAAGTTGGAGGTCGGTGCAACGCCTACAGACTGGATAGAGGGCAAGAGTGGCTATGTGGAGGACAGTGGCTTGGTGGCGAAGATACTGCGCACGGGCTTTGACATCGAGAACGGCAAGATAACAGCTACGGCTGGTACGTTTGAGGTGCAGGACAACAGAGGAAACACCACGGCAAGGATAACGGATGACGGCTTCTTTACGGGTTCGGTGTATGCTACGAACGGCTACTTCGATGGCCTTGTAAGAAAACTAAAGCGCGTGATTACGAAGGAGAACTTCTACGAGTACTTCGAGAAGGACACCTACTCCGGCATGAGTGACGCATATAATCCGATATGGGACAAGATAGGCTCGAACTTCGTCATACAATCGACTCCCGAGGATGCAGACGGAGTTGCGATGTATCTACAGCTTGCGCTTCCGACAGCTTACCCTATAACGCATCCGTACACTGACGGACGTTACGAGCGGGCGCGTGAAGTGATAGGCAACACTATCATCATCCGCTGCGAGAACGGCAACGGCATCACACTTTACGGTACGTCGAGGACAGCTCCGAACTGGGACAGCGGCGGTGTGGCAGGCTCTCCCTACACGCTCAAGAGCGGCTATGTGGTTTATCTGACGTGCAAGGTGAAGAATACGGGTAGCAGTTCGGAGGAGAGCGGGTATGAGACGATATACTGGGAGAGAGTGGTTAGGAAGGCGCTGCCGTAATGAGCCTCGCTGAGGCTGCTTGCTCGGCTGGCGAATAATAAATAACAATTACTAATTAATAAATAATAAAGACGGATGAAGAACATTGTACGAGGCAATGACTTTACGCTGCGGGTATAGAAAGGACATTGTGTGAAAACATAAAATATTAAGATATGAAAAAGATACGTATAGGCAATGACATTAACTTCCGATGGACTGTCAAACGTGGCGGAGAGGCAGAAAGCTTTGATGGGAAAACTGTCAAGGTTCTGCTGCGTGATACGTATGGTCATCGTTGTGATATTGACTGGCATACAGAACCAGGCGGTATCATCGCTGGCACGTGCTACGGCTCTACGCAGCATTACCTTGGAGCGTACACCCTCACATTAGTTGAGAACGATGGCGAACGAGGCATGAACACTGTAGATAAAATTGACGTATGGCAGCTTGTGGCGCAGCAGGATAGTTCTGTTATGGAGATTAAAAATGATTGTGTCGGTTCGTCAGTAGAAACCGTCACGGCTCTCATAGAGTCGGAAATAGGCCTTGGCGGAGCAGCGCAAGTGACAATAGATGTGGAACTAAACGAGGAGTCATACAACGCCATCGCCAATGCGTCCGTAACAAAGGCTATCAAGGAAGTGCGTAAAGATGTTGACTCTTTGAACTTGGAAATGAAGGAACTGAAACCACGTGTTGAGACGTTGGAAGAAGCTAAATCAGAAGCAATAGACCTAAAGGGCATTGATGATGCCTTTAACGAGAGCATATAGCATTACAATGAGATTTTTACAATCTATATATCAATGTTTCATTAATTAATTTTTTTAATAATTATGGCAAAGTATTTAGACGAGAATGGTCTGTCAAGACTCGTTGTGAAGACCAAAGAGTATGCGGATAATTCTTCCGCAGCAGTGAAGACAGCTGTAGATGGCTATACCGTCAACGGCAAAAAGATCAGCACTAACCCAGTGATTACAAAGGCTGATGTGGGCTTGGCTAACGTGGACAACGTTAAGCAGATACCTGCATTGGAGAAGGGTGCGGCGAACGGCGTGGCAACTCTCGGCACTGACGGCAAACTTACAGCGGCACAGATGCCGGCAATGAAGACGGTTAACGGTGAGAGCGTCGTGGGTTCTGGTGACATCAAAATAGACCTGTCACTCTACAAGGTTGTCACTGACCTGCCTACGTCAGACATTGATGCCACGAAGATTTACTTGAAGCTTGCTTCAAGCACAGCTGAAAAGAATGTCTACGCGGAGTATATTTATACTGGTGACACAACGGCAGCATACGACGCATCAAAGTGGGAAAAATTAGGTGAGGCGCAGACATCAATTACCGTGGATGCAGCATTATCTACATCATCGACCAATCCGGTTCAGAACAAGGTTGTCAACTCGGCTATCGAGGGTTTGAAGACATCTGTAGGTAACGTACAGTCTGACCTCAATAGCAAAGTACAGGCCCTTCAGAGTAAGAATGCGACACAGGACACAGAGATTGCAAAGAAGCTAAACGCGTCAGCATACGTAATAGATGCTGCGCTCAATGCCACTTCAACCAATCCAGTTCAGAACAAAGCAGTAAATACTGCGCTCGCCAACAAGTTGGACAAGTCATCCTATGTGGTTGATGCCGCTCTTAGCGCATCATCCGCAAATCCAGTACAGAATAAGGTTGTGAATACTGCGCTTGGACAGAAGGTAAACACCACCACCTTCAACACCGAAATGGCGAAGAAGCTCGACAAAACCACTAAGGCTTCGGACACCGTTCTCGGTCTTGTACAGACTGGTCATGTCGCTTCAGACGGTGAGCTGCCGCTGAAGGTGGACTCTGACGGAAAGGGCTACGTGGTAATCGAGTCAATGTCCACAGAGGATATTGACGCATTGTTCAAGTAGTTAGTTTCAGGAGGGTATGTCAGAATACATCTTTTGGGCATACCCTCACTTACTCAAAACCTATAAAACGTGTAAGTATGAAATATGTAGATGAAAAAGGAATAAAGCGTGCCGTAAGCAAATTGTTAAGTTTAATAAGTAATTGCGCTACAAAGGACGTGGCGACATCTGAGAATGCAGGCTTGATGTCATCAATGGATAAAAGTAATCTTGACTTTATCTATGATGCTGACAACCGAAAAATTAAAGCTGCTGCAATCCCTGGTGAAATGAGAGAAGTTCTTGACTTTTCGGGATTTGTGACTGTAACAGTCTCAATGATGGGTGCAGATTATAATGAGGCAATATACTTCAATACGAAAACGAATACTTTTGTCGCAAAATCGGGATTATACTATTGCGGAACATGGGTAGGGGCAGAAAAATGGGGAGAAGAACTAATCAATGGTGTCAGCCCCGTTGCAGGAAAAATATATGTCAATGGAGGAGACATGTACAGATGGGACGGTAAAGCCCTGACTTTGCTCAATCCTTCTTTAACAGTTGATACATCGTTGAGCGACACGTCGGTCAACCCAGTACAGAACAAGGTAATATACAATGCTTTAGCAGATAAATCGGCAACGTCGCATACACACACCTTGTCAAGCTTGGGTATGTATGTAGAACTGCCCAGTACGACCACAGGCGGATGGGATATTATAGGCAAAGACTATGCGAAGGGTGTTTGGATAAAGGCAGTGCAAGGAGCCATGAATACTCCATCTTGGTATGTGCCATTCTCTGCGTCGGGGATAGCGTTTGGTGGTGAAGGAACAAAAGCGGTTATATCTTTATCAAGGTCGTCACCGAAGGTGCGTTTCGCGGCAGGTGCTTCATCTTCTCCACAATGGTGGTTTGGTTTGAGAGGAAAAAAAGATAAGGAGTATGATCTTAACAATATACCGACATGGAAAATGGCAGCGCAGGCAGAATTGTCTTCCTCAGCATCATTGACAACCGTAATAAACGAAGTAAACGCTATTATAAAAGCATTGAAGGCGGCAGGAATAATGAACTCTTAAAAAGGGATTTGGCATGGAAAGCTGGCTGGGCTGACTGGGAGCTGGGCCTTACTGAGCATACCTAAGCCTCTTTGCGGGGCTGCTTAATGGGCGCAAATAATAAATAATAACTGATAATAATAAATAAGAAGATGACACCTAAGGAATTTTGTAAATGGATGGCTCCTGCGGCTTATAATGCGGACATTTCGCCCGTGTTTATCATTGCTCAGGCGGCACTGGAGAGCGGATGGGGCAAGAGCGCTATCGGCAAGTATAACGTGTTTGGGATAACGAGAGGCGGGTGGCCTGTGGAGAAATGTCTGCTTGTCACAACGCATGAGTATTTCAAGACTAAGACGGTGAGGTTTACGGCACCGGAGAAGGTGGTGAAGATTGAGTATGTGGCTGGCAAGGGTCTGTATAAGTATACTTGCAAGCGACTGTTCAGAAACTACGCTACTTTAGGCGAGGCGCTGAGAGACCATGCGGCTGTGCTAAAGAAATCATGGCCTGAGGCCTGGGCGTACAGGATGAGTCCTGAGAACTACGTGAAGAAGATACAGGAGGGACGGAAGAAGTATGCGACGGCTCCGAACTACGTGGAGACGATGGGGAAGATGTTCGGGACGGTGAGAAAGGCGATGAAGGAGGCTGGACTGAGCTGCTGAGGCATGCTGGGGGTTTGGAGGGCTTGGAGGCTGGGCTGCTAAGCCTCACTAAGCCTATCTGGGCCTCTTTGAGGGGCTGCTTGGTTTTTAGGAAGGATTATTCTTTTGTTTGGGATTTTTGTTAATGTAAAAAAGATTGATTGGATGGTTAATAACTTGACTACGGGGACGGGTAAGGCCGTCGTTTTGGGGACAATGGGAGGGGAGGCGCTGTCTGCGCTCTTCGACCTAAGATGGATGTTGGTGCTGATAGTGGTGCTGATAGTGGCTGACTTCTGGTTCGGCGTGAGCGAGAGTCTGCATAAACATGAGCATTTCCGCTTTTCGAGAGCGGGACGGCGAACGTGCAACAAGGCGGTGGACTATATCACCTACCTTATATTAGGTTCGGTGCTCGGTCTGGCTATCTTCGAGCCGTTGGGATGGGCGACACACACCACCACTGCTGCAATAGGCCTTGGCTTTGGCTGTGTGTGGGAGGTGGACTCGATTGTGGGGCATGTGTGTGAGCTGCATGGAGTTAAAAACAAATTCTCTGTCAAAAGACTTATCATTGCAATCATTAAAAAAAAGGATGCAGATGTAGGCGAAGCTGTTGAGGAAGTCTTGGAAGGAGACGATACAAACAATAAATTAGAATAATATGGAAACAAAGAAAGATGATTTGTGGAGCAAATCAATGCTCCTAATGTTGGCACTTTTGTCGCTGTTAATTATTGCTCTGTGTAGCTGCACTACGAGCAAGCCGATGGTATATGAGCGTACAATCGTGAGAACGGACACGGTTATCAAGGCTGATACGATGTGGCACAACAGATTTGTGGAAAACATTGTGGATAACGTTAGTAAGCAGTTTTCATCCGTTAAGGATTCTGTTGCGACCGTTGTAGACGAGCAGGGTAACGTCAAGAAGCATGAAGCTTGGCACTGGAGAGAGAACTCTACACAGACAAGCACAGAGAGAATCTTGCGTGACTCGCTTGAAGACATTAAGGGCAGATACTTTGCTCTGTTGTCTATGAAAGCCGACACATTAAGTAAGGCATACAAGCCACCGTCTGCATACATTACTAAGACTCCATCATTAAACCTTTGGGAGCGTTGGTGCATCGAAGTAGGACGTACTGTAACAATAGGATTAATAGTAGCTGTTATATCACTAATAATTTATTTAATACGACAAATGAAATAGTTAGGTTTATCTTTTTTATAAGGTAACAGATTGTTTTAGGATGCGCCTTGCTTGTCTGTGATAGATAGGCAAGGCTTTTACTTTCAAATTGCAACAATATGTTATTTTTATGTGCGCACACAGCTATAACTTGTAAGTTTAAATTATTTATTTGTAAATAAATAACAAAACAAACACAATAATTATATCATTTAGTTATATTTGCAACGACAACAATATATTTAAACTTAATGCATATGACAGATGAAAAGAAAAAGGCACTCCTTTCTGTTTTAGACGGAATGGACGTGAGCGAGGTTATCTCGCTGTTAATAATGAGTGGTAACAGCTATTCAAGAAGATTGTTGAAATTCATCAAGTGGATAACTAAATGGCTACCTATATGTATAATGGTGTGGCATAGTTTTGCCATGTTGGATTTTTCTCAGAATCCGAGAGAAATGTTTATCGTGCATTCCGAACACTGGCCAAGCTACACATTTATATATGTGTTACTGTATGTATTACCACTTGTGCTCATACTGTTCAGTAGATTCTTCTGGCTGTGTTGGGTATACAGGATTCCGTTCTTTTACTACTTCGGTGTAAATGCTATACATCTCACTTATTGGTCGTGGTATACTACAAAAGATATGGTAATGTCATGTATGTCTGTAATAGTAATGACAGGAGTATTTTACTTATACTGGGTAATAGATTGGTTCTTAACAAGAACAAGGATAGGTAAAAGGTTTTTCTTCTAAAGCAAAAAGGTTATGAAAAGAAAAGTATTCAACTATTACACTTTGGCTCTCATTCTGAAATCTCTGTATGAGAGCTGTATGAAGGCATGGGAACAACAGAAGAATGGAGAAAAGGTAACAGCTTGTGGAATGTCAGATGAAGATATAGAAGAATTATGCGAAGACTATCTTCCTAATCTGATGAACCCAATGATGTCTAAAGAAGAAGTACAACGTAAGCTTGGTGTCAGTGAAGCTACACTCAACAGAATGGTAAAAAGAGGAGATATTCCAAACGGACAGCAAGACGTAGGAGGTCATGTTAGATGGTGGAAGAAATGGGACATACTGCCGTTTATAAGAAAGACCCATAAGAAATGATAGTATATGCTATCAACCTAAATAACTGATTTACAAGGGATAATAAAAAGTGTGAGCGTGTTATGGCTTCATTTGTCGTAACACGCTAATTTTGTGTCTGTAACGTTACAATAGTGTTAGTAAATCTATTAAGGTAAAAACTGAAAAAAGATTGTTATTATGGAGAGTAAAACTTACGTATTCGGAGAGAATGGTCCTGGTACTGGTGGCGGTCTTAATAGCATTTTGGCTATGCTCCCAGCACTCATGCAGAAGCAGGGCGTAGACCCAAGCTTGTTTGCCCTTTGCAACGGCAAGAGCAACGGCAATGGTTGGGGTGAAAATCTGTTCGCTATCTTGCTTCTGTTTATCCTCATGGGTAGAGGTAACTTCTTTGGCGGCGGTTTTGGCGGCGGCATGATGCCTAACGGACAGGGTGGCGTTGTGCCAATGATTAACAACGATGCGAACACAGCTGTTATCATGCAAGCTGTTCAGCGCAATGGTTATGATGTTCAGAGCTTGGCAACAGCCCTCAACACTTCGAGCGATGCTGTAATGGCTGCTATCAACAGCTTGGGTCAGCAGGTATGCAACATCGGTAATCAGATGGGTTTGAATACCAATCAGATAATCACGGCTCTGATGCAGGGTAACAATGCAATCGCTACACAGCTTGCTGAGTGTTGCTGCAAGACCAACAACGCCATCACCGCAATGGACGGTAATGTGAAGTTGGCAATGTGTCAGCAGACGGGAGCTTTGACGAACGCCATCAACAACGTGGCTGTTGGTCAGGAGCGTGGTTTCTCTAATGTTGCTTACGAGACGCAGCGTCAGACTTGCGACTTGCACAACGCCATTAAGGATAGCACCCAGACCATCGTAAACGGTCAGAAGCAGGCTGAGATGCGCGAGATGCAGAACAAGATTGACGCTCTGCGTGAAGAGAACAGCACCTTCAAATCTTCAGCCATGACTTCGCAGATTGTAGGTCAGGCTATAGCACCTATCAATGCCGTATTGACAGGTCTGCAGCAAGAAGTGGCAGGTATCAAGTGTAAATTGCCCGAAACAGCGACTGTTGCTTACAGCCCCTTTACTGCCGTTCCTAACTGTGTAGCAGCTCAGATGGGACTGTATGGTTTTAATGCCGTGAATGGTGCGAGCTTCTGGACTTAAAGAAAGGAGGACAAGACTATGATTTGGGGCTATCCTTTTTCATGGGTCAATAGAAGAGGTTCGGCAGCTGTAGGTTCTACAGGCGTAAAGGTAAACACTGCTAACGTGGTGTTTACCTTCAAGAACCACGCTTTCGTAAATGCCAACTACAGAGGAACAATATTCGTGAATCTGCAACAGGCTATACCGACAGGTACAACGACTACGCTGCCAATCCTCTTTGAGACCAACGGCACAACACAGGCTGTGACTAAATTCAATGGAGCAGCACTGACCGTTGCCGATTTAGCCGGAACTGGTGTATATCAGTTGTGGTTCGAGAGAGACACTAACACCCTTCAGTTGATGACGGGTATTGTATAACAAGTTAAAATTCGACTTCTATGTTTCAAGGACTAAGACCAAATAGCATATTTTATGTGCTTGACAAGTCGGGAGAACCGACTCTGAAAATAGGGCAAGTGGTAAGCGTGAGCAATCCGCAACCCAAGTTTCCTTCATATCAGCCTGGGCAGTTTAATCCGCAGCCAATGGAAACAACGGTAGATGTAAAGGTTAAGATGCCCGATGGTGAGGCGGAGTTTAAGCAATTGCCATCAAACGGACAAATTGCTAATTCGGGAGACCTCGTTGTATCTGAGAGCCGTGAGGCTATGAGCGCAGAGGTAGAAGCGATGCTCAGACACTCTAAAGAGGTGCTTGACAGTAAGGATTATCATGAAAAAGTGGTAAAGAACTGTGAGCAGATGTTGGGCATCCTTAATCCGCAGATAGCCAAGGAAAAGGCGCAAGAACAGAGAATCGGTAACCTTGAAGCCGATGTGAGCGGCATGAAAGGCACGCTGTCGAACATTGAGACTATGCTGCAAAGAGCCTTGAACAAGAAGTCGAACGGAAACACTTAATACTGAACATTATGTATATGATTGAGATTACAGAAAACAAGTTCGATGAGCTTGTTGAGAATGCCGAGAAAATGCTTAAATACGGTGGAAAAGTCATGTCGTGCCTTGAAGACATGAGACGTGGCGAAGGTCGTATGGGTGAGCGTTCTCCTATGCCGGACTATCGAGACATGGGACGTGACGAGCGCAGACGCTATGAGCGTGGCATGGACTACGACGATGAAGGACGTTACGGAGAGCGTTATGGTGGCGGATATCATGGAGGTGGCAGACGCTACTAAGTAATAACCGACAGGTAGGGAATACTGTTTCCTTACCTGTCTTAACAAGAAATACTATGGGAAGATGTAGAATACCTTTAGATGTATATGACATGAAACCAGAAGGAATGATAGCTTACCTCAGATACAACGGCTATCACTTCAACAAAAAAATGTGTGAATGGGCTGTTAGTCATATGCGTAAAATCAACAAAGCAAGCGGCAAGGAAGAACCGATAGAACCTATTAACAAGGACAAGGTCGAGGAGTTGATGCAGTCAAATAATCTAACGCTTGATAACCTTGTCGGCTACGACCATGTGTACGTTGCTAATATGTGTAAGGCTGACTTCTGGGGTAAGTCGATAAAAGACGAGGAGAGTTTAGCACATTATATAAAAGACACGGTTGACGATGTAGATCAGAAGGATGGTTTTGTATTCAACCGCTTCTATGCTGACTGTTGCCACAATGGTATGCCTATTCCTTGGGAAGATTTGCTATGATAAGGCGTGAGATTCACTTGGGACAGTACAGATGGAGTGTTATGTGCTTCATCGGGTATACTGCCGATGATACTGATGAGATATGTTATGCATTAGAGGTTATAGGCTGCAACGGCCATGCCCTTGAATCGGCAAGCAAACATCTATCATTAGCGAGTGAAGAGAGAGGACTAACCTACTCCAACGTAGGAACAAGAGAAAGTGTTGTCGCAGTTGGCGCATCTGACAACAAAGGAAACTTGGTAAACACCATAGGACATGAGCTTCTGCATGTAGTTGCGCACATCTGCGACAATGATAACATAACGATGCAAAGTGAAGAGCCGTGTTACATAATGGGCGAGCTTTGTGAACAATTATTCAATTCCATAAAATAAAGAGATACAACAATTTAAACCTATTGCATTATGACAAACTTATTTGATGATGTTTATGCTTGCAAGAACGAACAGGCAAAGAATAATGCTATTGCAGCAATCGCAACCGTGCTCAACAAGTGTTTGAGCATTGACGAAAAGACAGCCTTAAAGGCTTCTATCCGCGAGGCTATCATGGGCAATCATTTTGATGCAAGCAGCGCAAAGGAGAGTATATCTCGTATGTATTACGCCACAACTGACGGATGCACCATTCACGCACCATTCGTGTCAGAACGCGAGTGCGTTGAGTTGTACGAGGAATGCAAGGCGCAAATCAAGGGCTACAACTTGTACGACTTTGCAGTTGTGCTCAACAATATCATTGCCGATTACCACAACTTACTTTACTCCTGGTGGCCGAACGAAGATTGGTGCGTGATGCTGATAAAGTTCAGCGAGCTTGCCGTCAACTGGCTCAATGACGACGACACGCCATTCAAAGACGAGAAGGCTTGGAAGGTATTAGGTGATAAATAAGAAGGCGCGTTACACATTCGTAACGCAACAAAAGCAAAGAGGAGGTTAATGTAAACTAACCTCCTCGTTCTTTGTGATGTGCTTATTTACGAGTCGTAAATGGCTCTGCGTCCGTCTTTTTTCTGTAGTTCATATTATTTTAATTTAAATGTTTATAAAATCGAATTTCAAGCCCCTTGTGGCGCAATAAACAGGCTTGCCGACCTGTTGTGCCACTGCCTTGCGAAAAGCCTCACTGTTGCCGTTGTTTGCCGATATATGAATAAGTACCACGGCCTTTGTCTTACTTGTATTGCAAGCCTTTAAACAGCCAATGCACCTCTCAAGGCTCATGTGCGTAGCCTTGGCGCGTATGCCGACCTTTCGGGGAATAATGCCGTTCTTTATGCTGTTGTCTACCAGTTCGTCGGTATGGTTGCACTCAATGAAAATGTAGTCCAAAGGAAAATCGAACTTGTATTTTACGTGGTGCGTGTCAGTCAAAAACAGTATCGTTCCCATTTCCTTATGATAGATTATAAAACCACACGGCTCTTTGGTGTCATGCTCCGTATCAAAAGCTTTTACAACAAAATTGCCGACCATAAACTCACGAAACATCGGAATTGTGCAGTAATGGAATGTATCAGGCTCAATACCCTTTTCTTCGAGTGTTCCTCGTGTAGCGTAGACATTGAAAGCCTTTGCATACTGAATAAGAAACCCTGCATGGTCGCCGTGGCTATGGGTGACAAGACAGCCATTTACCTTGCCGACATTCCCATGCAATGCTTCAACGGCATATTTGTAGTTTATGCCACATTCTATAATGAGGGCTTCGTGGTCGTTCTGAATTACATAACCATTACCAGAGCTGCCACTTCCTAAAGTTGTTATATTCATTTGTCTATATACATTATTAATAATAGGGGAGCAGGAAAACTCCCACCCCCCTACCTTGATAGTTATTGAAGATTTGAAGCGTTACGGCTGCTGAAACATATTGGGCAGTTCCTGCTTGCCCATCGGCTGCGGTTTGCTTGCTGCTGTCTGAGTTTTTTTGTTCTCGGGCTTGATTGTGTCTTTGCTTGGCTCTTCTTCCGTTGCGTTTCCGCTTGTATTCATGTCCATTGACTGAGTGTTGGCTTCTTTTTGCTCTTTCTCTTGTGCCTGAGCAAGCTTCTCTTCTGCGGAAAGTTGGTCAACAGCTGTATTGACAACAGGAATTTCCTCGTAATCAGCATCTTCTGCCTCGTCTTTTGTCTGAAAGCCCATCATGATACCAGGTTCGGTGGTTCTGATAAACCATGAAGCAGAACGATAACGAAGCATCAATTCTGGGATGTTTCTCCATTTTGGATTGCGGGCATACCAACCTTCATCCTTTGCCATTTGAATTGTTACGACAGGACCTTTTTTTAATTCTCCTGTCTTTAATTCGATAGCGTATGCATACATACCCCAATCGTCTTTACCTTTTTCGCCAACTTCTGAATAACTAAGCGTAGAATATTTTCCTGTTGCATTAAAGCAAGCGATAGCAAACTTTGCTTCAAAGGTCGGCGTACCATTCACGGCTACGAGGTTTTGTAGAACCATTAAAGGATCGGCATTCATACGAATAGCCATATTAAGACCTATCATACAATTTCCAATATTACCTTTGTAGGCATCTGGAACAAAGGAAGATGAAGCAAGCACTTTTGCCATTCTCTGTCCTATTTCAAAACCTTCGATAGAACCGAAAATATTAATACTTTTTTGTGGCTGAATTACTGCCAAATTTTTTGTTTCTCCCATAATTTTAATTTTTATATAAAACCCTTTCGTTTTTATTTACAAGTTGTTATACATTTTCCATTTTAAATGGTTCTCCATACTTGCATTGTAGGTAGATAACCTGTTGCACTGATGGCAGCGCATTTTCCACTGACTCCTTGCGGTCAACAAATAGAGGTACATATATGTCCTTTGCCTTGCTTATGCCGTTGATTATGTCTATGCCCATGTTGATAACCGTACCATCATTGGTATTGTTGTAATCAACACCATTGCGGTCAATAGCAGTGCATATCTCCTTTTCATCGTCGTTGGTTATGTTCTGTTCGTAGAACTTCCAACGTATGAGTGTGAAATAAGAGTTGACCTTGCTTTCTACAATCGAGATTTTTGCTTTTTTGTACTCTTTTATTTGCCTAATAACCTCATTGCAATCTGCTACTATTTGTGCAAGTTCTCGTGAGCGCTTGTCAAGCTTTACTTTTTCTTCTTCGATACGTTTGTTTGTATCACGGCCCGACAAACGTTTTATAAGCTCGTCACGCTTGGCAGTAAGTTCCTTCTTCTTTTGTCTGTTCTCTTCCACAGTTGCATCAACAACAGGCTTTGGTTCTGTTGCTTTTATGGCGTTTATTTCTTTTATGGTCTCAGCATATTCTGCTGATGTCTCCCACGTCTGTGTCTGTATTTCTGAACGTTTTCGCACCAAGGCATTGTATGTTTCTTGTTTAGCGGCAACATCTTTCTTGTCTGTGTTGGCTGTTACTTGTTCATATGTATTAATACAGCCTTTTATTACTGTTATTTGCCCATGCTTTTCAGTTGCCTTGTTCTGTATTTCCATGAGCTTAGAAGCCTTGTTTGTATTGTACTCACTTACGGCGTTAGCATATTCCTGCTCCTTCATTTCGTCCGTATAAGGACGACCACAAACGGGACAAATATCTGTTTGGGCGTAGCTAAATTTCTTTTCGTTAACATCTTTCCATTGTTGCATTAAATCGTTAAACTCATTGGTTAGCGTTGCAAGTTTAGCCTTATTCTGGATATTTGCATCAAGGTTTGTTTTCTGTGATGCTGTAGCGGTGCGCAAGGCCTCAGACGCTTCGCTTACTTGCTTGAATATACTATCAACCTCCGCAAAGTGTGCTTTTGTCCATGCTTTGTGAGCTGTCTGATTTTTAGTTTCCTGTTCAGCAATACGTTTATTATATTCTTGCATTTCCAAGCTTTCGGTTACAACACCTTGCAAGTTTGCCTCAATATTGGCAATTTGTGCGTCAACTGCCACTTTTTCCGATTCAAGCATATCAAAATCTTCATTGACCTTTAAAGTGTCCTGTGCTTGTACTTTTGCCGGTATAAGCTGTAATTCGTCATTAGCTTTCTTGCGCGTCGTTTTTTGCTGTGTGAGCATTTCAGCAATTTCTTTCTTTTCTGTATACACTCCTTTGTAGACTAAAGGATATTCTTGCATTAGCTCTTCCTCGTTAATATCACAAGCTAACGACATGAGGATTTTTCTGCGCACATCGACTTTATATGTCCAAAACAGGCTTATATTTGATAACATAAACCAGTCCTCAAAATTGCACAGAGAGTTTAGCTTCTCTTTAAACTGTGAAACAGAATAAGGTACATCATCAACGAGACGTGATTGTGTCGTACCCATAAACTTCTCATCTGCGGTGTCCTTGCCTTTCCAACGCTCAGCCAAGCGACGCTCTATCTTTATATCTCGTTCGTCATTGTAATTTATGACAACTACCACAGATGTTTCGAGCTTGTGGATAATGTTGTTGTTACAATCCAATGTTTGTACTATAGTGTCCGGACGGCTTGTAACACCAAACAAACACCATAAATAAGCATCGTAAATTGTAGTTTTGCCCGTCTCGTTTCCTCCGCTTATTAATACATTATGAGCAAAACTAAGAGTCTTGTACCGCTCCTTTTTGAAATTTTGAAGCGTTATTGATTTAATCTCAATTTTCATTGTTTATTTATTTTACGTTAAACTTGCGCTTTCGCGATTCTTTCAAATACTGTTGCATCGGTAAAGGTTGATTGTCAAGTTCATTTTCTTCACAATACTTTAACCAAGCATTTATACCTGTTTTCCCTTCTTTTATAAGCTTTTGTTCTTCTTGCAAACATTTATTATAATACTCATCTTCAATTTCTGCTCGCTTGTTAATAACCTCACCATCAAAAATGCGGACGGCTTGCATTATTACTTGCGGATTAAAAGATTTACCAACATAAAGCACCCCATATGCGCCTCCTATAAAAGACTCAAAAAAGAATGTAAGTTCGGTTGGTGTAAGATAAAAATATTTACTTCTTATTTGCCTCGCTATTATAACTACTTGCATTTTGCTTGCTACGTCATATGCGCCGCAGAACCTTAACACGTCAACAAGCTGTGTTCTTAGCCATAAATTTGTAACTTCGCTTTTGCTCTTCGCATCAATCGCACTTAAAGATAAGTTTTCAGCCATTATTGCATCCGTTAAAGAAGAAATGGCTTCTTTTCGTTGACTTATCAGCGGATATCTTTCGAGCATTCGCGTTAACAAATCATTCTGCGCTAAGGATGTCTGCTGTTTTTGTTGCAAATGCAATTGCTTGTTTTCGTTCTCCATAAGGATCTATTATTTCATCTTGCCAACAATGACCATTAAGATATGTAAAAGGGTCTTTTTGATATTGTTTATCTGACACCGATTGTACATAAGCAGGAGTAGCAGCAATGCAAGCTTGTCTGTCTTTTTTGGATAGACGTGCCCAACGTTTTGCACATTTATCTTTGCCGCGTTTCTTATTGTAAAGTTGCCACCAATACTCAAACTCTTCGTTTATTTCGGTTACTGATTGAGGCATAATTACCTCATAACCATGTTGTTGTAACAAATATATTGCCTGTTGTATCTCCTTATCCATTGCTAACTGTTTTAAATATATTCACCTCCCCAAAAGCGCATTATCTCAGAGCCGAGAATAACACGTTGTCCGTTTGGGCGAATCATACATGATATAACCTTATTTTCCATATAGCGATACACTGTTGTAATGCTTACGCCAAGCTTAGTCGCTGCTTCTTTGACTGTATAGCGACCTTTAGGTGTGACATCAGGGGCATTATTAACCATTGTTTCTTTTTTTATTCCGCCGCAATATGCCATAAATCGCAGCTTCTGTTGTATACGCAAAATCGACCATTACCTTCCGCACGGCTTCCGATTTCATAAATCCGTGCTCTGTGTAGTATGCGACTTTCTCGCAAACTGCTCGTTCTTTGTCTACTTGACTTAATATTACCATTTTTTAACTTTCGTTTTATATATAAATTAATATATTATTAATACCTTTGTATCGTGATTAGCGTTACGCTATTTTCACAACGCAAAATTAATAAATAATTCTTAGTTATCCTAAGAAACTATTATTTTTTATATTATTTTAAACCTTTTATATGAGTACATTAGTAGAAAGAGCTAAAGAAGCAGCACGTTACTATCATATGTCACTTGTAAAGTGGCAAGAGTCAATGGGCTTAAGCAATGCACATTTTTATAATTGTCAGGGCATATCAAGAAAACTTAGTAGGGTGATAGAAGAAATGTATCCTGAAATAAATATAGAATGGCTGTCAACTGGCAATAGCGTTATGTTGAATAGTGACGTAAAAAGAAAACCAACTGGGTATACTGTACCTTTATTGCCTATTGCAGCGCAAGGTGGAACGCCTGATAATTTTGAAAGTCAAATTGAGAGTTACAAATGCGAGCAAGTAATATCTCCTGTTCAGGGCGTTACTTTGGCTCTCACGGTAAACGGAGACAGCATGTCCCCGGAATACCCTAACGGTTGTAAAATCTTTGTTCAGCGCATAAACGAGGCGTCTTATATAGAATGGGGCTGCACCTATGTCCTTGACACATCTAATGGAGCTATTGTAAAAAATGTATTCCCTGTAAAGGACGATGCGACAAAGGTTATATGTCGCTCCGTAAATCCAAATTATGCAGACTTTATCGTTGACACCTCAGATATTAGAGGATGGTATCGTGTGCGCTGTTGTATCACCATCAAATAATATAAAAAACAAAAAAACAAGCAAATTTCATGCAAATGGCATTTGTATTTACGTATAACACGCTGTAACACAAAGCCTTGTGTCATTAAACATTTATAATATATACATATATCATACTATACTACACCCATATACACATATATAATAT